GAAAAGAGCCTCGCACAAGTCTCTTTTCTTTTTCCCGATAGTTTACAAATGTTCGGATTTGTAATATATTTGTAACAAAGGGGCGAGGAACTGCCCACAAGAAGCCTGAATCACGAGAGACTGTGACCGAGAGAAAGGAAGGTATCATATGGCACTACAGAAGGCGAAACTCAAAGAAATCTTATCAGAAGCAGGATGCGATGTTGACAAGATCGGCGATGCGGTCGAGCAGATCCTGTCGGGACATGTCGCAACAGTAGAGGCTCTCAAGGAGCAGATCTCTACTCTCCAGAGTGATCTGGATCAGGCGAAGGTTGACCAGAAGGAACTGGAAGATCTGAAGAAGTCGAATGGAGACATCTCTTCTCTCCAGAAGGAATTCGATGAGTACAAGGCGAAAGTAGAAGCCGACAAAGATCTGGCGAAGAAGGAATCTGCATACAGAAAGATCCTGAAGGCATGCGGAGTCGCAGAGAATCACATCGATAGAGTAGTCAAGTATTCGAAGGACGAGATCAATGCCATCGAATTTGATGATCAGGGTAATGTGAAGGGCGAGGACGAGATCCGGAAGGGCATCGAAGCAGAATGGAGTGATCGAATCGAGCATGAAGGTGTCGAGGGAATCAAGACTCCGAATCCTCCTGCCAATGGCGGACAGAAGACCACCATGACGAAGGAACAGATCAGAGCGATCTCTGATCCACAGGCAAGACAGAAGGCGATGCTTGAGAATCCGAGTCTGTTTGGTCTTCCAGAATAAGTGAAAGGAAGAAATAAAAATGGCAAACGTAGTAACAGATGCAGAAGCTAAAGTAATCAAAAAGGCGAATATCGCTAAGGTAAGAGAACTGGATTTTGCACAGCTTTTTGGCGAGAACATCGTAAACCTCATCAAACTGCTCGGCATCACAAGAAAGATCCCTGTTCAGGCAGGTACTGTTCTCAAGGTACTGAAGGTAACAGGTACTCTCGAATCTGGTGCAGTACCGGAAGGCGAGATCATTCCGCTGTCTCAGTACGCTACCACATGGACAAACATCGGCGAGATGAAACTCAAGAAGTGGAGAAAGGCTACCACAGCAGAAGCCATCATGAAGGGTGGCTATGATCAGGCTGTAAACGAGACCAATGCGAAGTTGATCCGTGATATCCAGAAGGGTATTAGATCCGATTTCATCACATACCTTGGTCTTGGCACAGGCACAGCATCCGGCACAAACCTCCAGTCTGCACTGGCAGATGCATGGGGTCAGCTTCAGGTCAAGTTCGAAGATGATGACATTCAGGCTGTTTTCATTCTGAATCCTCTCGATATTGCGGATTACCTGAAGACTGCTCAGATCAGCACACAGACAGCATTCGGATTTACCTATGTTGAGAATTTCCTCGGTCTGGGTACTGTAATCCTGACGGCACAGGTCACCAAGGGTACATTCTATGCTACAGCTTCTCAGAACATCGTAGCGTATTACATCGATGCTCGTGGTGCAGACGGACTCGGTGAGGCTTTCGACTTCACGACAGATCCGGAGACAGGCTTTGTAGGTGTACACGAGGAAGGCAACTATGAGAGACTCCAGTCTGAGACTGTGGCTATCGCAGGTGTTGATATCTTCGCAGAGGTCGTTGATGGAGTCATCGTAGGTACGATCACTCCTGCTTCTGAAGGTGGCGAAGGCGGAGAAGGCGGAGGAGTCTGATCATGGCTTATAAGGCGATCGAACGATTCACGGATCTGAAGGATGATAACTATCTCTATGAAGTAGGCGATCGCTTCCCTCGTAAGGGAAAGAGAGTCGCTCCGAGTAGATATGCTGAATTGGCTGGCTCTGACAATAAGAGAGGCAGACCAGTGATCGAGAAGGTAGAGGAATAATAAGATGTCGATGGTACTGTCTGAACTGTGTGGCGAAGTGAATAACTATTTCGATCGGGATCTTCCGAAGTATGGTGGAGAATTCACCATCGAGGATGGTATCCTTTCGGATGCGGATTCGCTTGGTCTCCAGATCGGGCAGTATTATCGTATCTTGGGATCTGTGTTCAATGATGGTGTTCATCAGTGGACAGGCGAGCCGGATGAGGATCTCACGGATGAGGTATTCGAGGGAGACATTCATCTGATGGCTGTCCCGAAGGAATTCGCTGATCTGGCAAAAGAGATCGGGGCATGGATCGAGAAGTATGGCGAGGCGAGTATGTCTCCTCTGGCTTCTGAGAGCCTCGCTCCGACTTCCTACTCCTACTCCGTGAATACCGGAGCAGGATCGGGAGCGGTCGCCACATGGCAGAACGTCTTCTCCTCAAGGCTTACGAGATGGAGGAAGATCAGACCATGAGTATCTTCAATTCTTCGCTCCTTGATGAGTATAAGAAGTCCTTCAGGATCTGGCATAGAGTATCGCAGGATGATGACTATGGCGGATATGAATGGAAATGGACAGAAGGAGCATCCTTCGAAGGTATTCTGACCGAGGATGTATCTCTGACAGCGACTGTGGCAGGAATCGAGACCAAGACGAAGGCTTACGGAATCAAGGTCAAGAGGAATGCTCCTCTCGAATTCAAGACAGTATTCAGGGACGAGGAAAGTGGGAAGTGGTATATCATCACTTCTGACGAGCCTCTGAAGAGTCCGAAGATGTCAGCGATGGACATGAAGATCCTGTCCTGTCAGGCATACGAGCCGACAGACTTCGAGGAGGACTAATATGGCGACTCTTGATAAATGGTCTGCACAGAAGGTGTACTGGTCTTCCTTCGGTCTTCCTACATACGAGGAGAATGCTGTACCGGATGATGCGGTCATGCCGTATCTCACCTATCAGGCGGTCAATGGTCAGCTTGGAGGAGTCCCGAATGCCTCGGCGAATCTCTACTATAAAGGTACTTCTTGGGCGAAGATCATGCAGGAAGTGAATCAGATGGAAAAGGCGATCGATCGCCAATTATTTGTTGAGGGAGGCATCATGAAGGTGCGGAAGCCGTTACAGAACTTCGCACAGCCTATGCCCGAAACTGTAAAAAACGTAAGAAGAATGCTGTTAACTGTGGAAATCGAATTCCTGACAGTTAACTGAGAAAGGTGGTAACAATTATGTGTGCAACATGGAAAGCATCTAGAGTATCTGCTGATCAGATCAACGATATTCAGGTAGATGGTGGTGTACTTCTGAAGGGTACAGGATTTAATCCGGCAGATCCGAAACTGTTCAATGAGTCAGACATCCTGCTCGTAATGACAGGATCTCCGGCGATTAACTGTGTCCCGACAACAGAGGATTTCTATGCCGATGTAATCGGAGTTCCGAATAACTCCAAAGAGGGAAAGAGAACGACCGGATGGGATGCATCCATCGGCGGTACTGCTCTGAACTTCGATCAGTCTGCTATGGCGATGTATCTTGGATCTTCCAAGCCGACAGCAGACGGACTCGGAATTACTCCGAAGTATCAGTATGATCTGGATGATTTCAAAGATATCTGGGGTTTGTTTGACATGGCTGATCCGACTAAACTCTTTGCAGTAAAGGTCAAGGATGCTCTGAACACAGCAGGTCTGGCATTCAGTACATCGAAGAATGGTAAAGGTCAGACGAACTTCACTATGACAGGTCATACATCGGCGAACGATCCTGAATCTGTACCGATGGATTTCTACTTCTTGGAGAAGTCCGATGATGCTCCGACAGAATATACATATACTGCGGTCACTCCGGTCGGCACAGAGAATCCGAAGGAAGAAGGATGGTATGTCCTGAATGGAGATCGTTACATTCTGACACAGGATGAGGAAGTAGATTCGAACAAGACATATTATGAGAGATCAGAAGCCTGATCTCACAATGAAAAGGAGAGCAAACAATGAAAAATCTAGCAACATGTAAACCGAGTGAATTCCTGAAGCAGACTCTCAGGATCAAGAGACTGGTCGAGAAGTGGCTCACATCTGAAGACATCGCAGAGATCCGGAAGAGACTTCCGAAGAAGGAAGCGATCCTCAATACGATGACCAAAGAAGAGCAGGGCGAGGTCTTCCTTCGTAACCAGAAGGCACAGAAGGAACAGATGATGAAGAATTTCATGGACATCCTTGACATCATGCTCGACAAGAAGTTTGACGAGACTCTCGCTGTGATCGCTCTCTCGTGCTTCGTTGAGCCGGAGAACGTCGATGACTATACCATCGATGACTATCTAGGAAGCCTCTCGGACATGTTGGAATCAAGGAACGTGATCCGTTTTTTCGCTTCTGTGGCACATTTGGGGCAGACCGATATTTCAATTGTGTCCAAGGCATAAATCTGGATATGCTCGAATTATGTGGAAGCGGATATGTGATGGACTATTGCATGTCCGCTTTTCGCATAATGGACGAGGAAAAGGCATGGAAGAACTATATAGCGGATGGTCTGTTCGCTTTAGTTACAAAAACCCTGACCTATAAAAAGAGATTCAGCGATCTTCTGGAGGAGGCGAAGGCTGAGGCTCACGCTGATGAAAACCAGAAGAATAACGAAGAAGAAGCGGATCGGATCACTAATCGTTTATTGGATAAATTGAGAGGAGAATAAGACTATGAACGTAATGGATCTGGTCGCAAAAATATCTCTCGACTCACAGGATTACGAGAAGAATGTCGAATCCTCGAAGAAGTCCTTCTCTTCGCTTGGATCTTCCATCGCATCCGGAGCGAAGACGATCGCCAAGGTGGGAGTAGGAGCATTTACTGCCATCGGTACGGCGATCGGAGGAGCGACAACAGCACTCATCAAGAATGCAGGAGAGACAGCCTCCTACGCTGACAATATCGATAAACTCTCGCAGAAAATGGGATTCACGACTGATGCCTTCCAAGAGTGGGATTTCATTATGCAACATAACGGATCGAGTATCGAGTCCGTCAAGGGAGCGATGATAAAACTGGACAAGGCTCTCGACTCGAATTCCGAGGCATTCAAGGAACTTGGTCTCAATGCTGAAGCCATGCAGAATATGTCCTCAGAAGAGAAATGGGAGGCATCCATCAAGGCTCTTCAGGGAGTCACGGACGAGACCAAGAAGGCAGAACTGGCACAGGAACTTTTCGGAAAGTCGTATCAGGAATTCATGCCTCTGCTGAATTCTTCTGCTGATGATGTGGAAAACATGAAGAAGCAGGTACACGATCTCGGAGGAGTCATGTCAGAGGATGCGGTCAAGGCAGGAGCGCAGTATCAGGACAGTTTACAGAACCTGAAGACGGCACTGACCGGAGCGAAGAACAACCTGATGGGCGAATTCCTGCCGAGTCTTTCCACAGTCATGGATGGACTCTCTGCTCTCTTCTCCGGAGACGAGAGTGGTATCGGCAAGATCAAGGAAGGCATCGAGTCTTTCGCTCAGAAACTGAACGAGAAACTGCCGAAGGTCATTCAGACAGCAGGATCGATCCTGACTTCATTGATCTCGGCTCTCCCACAGGCATTCGAGGCTATCGCCAGTCAACTCCCATCTATACTCGAACAGGCGATCCCTGTCTTGATAGATGCGGTCGTAGGCTTGGCAGATGCCATCGTTTCAGCACTCCCGAAGATAATCGAGGCGATCGAAAAGAATATCGATAAGATCACGAGCGGTCTCCAGAAGATCCTGATGGCTGTAGGACAGATTATACTCAAGTTGACACCAAAACTCCTTCCGATGATGATCAAGGTCGCTCTTGAACTGGTCAAATCCTTGGCGAAGGGATTCATCGAGAATGCGAGTGAGGTCATCGGAGCGATCTTCGAACTGGTCGATGTCATTGTCAAGGAACTGACGAATCCGGAGACTCTGAGCCAATTGCTCGAATGCGG